TGTGGCGCTGGAATGACTCGTCGGTGATCCCAGTTATTTGAATGGCCATGCTTACCCCAGGATTGCAGACAGTACGGATTTCTCTTTACGGCCTGGCGCTGCTTCACCCGTACCAGTTCCCGACTCTGGCGATTGTACGCCTTTATCAGATACGCCGCCTGTTTGGCTGGCCACGGCGGGGGCTGGCTTTTTATAGAACCCCGATAAATTGGTGAATACTGTTTTCGCAATGCGGAACTTTTGCGCAGCCAGCGTAAAGCTAAGCGCTTTTCGCTGGTTGTCGCGGGTAATAGTGACGCTTGTTACCGCCATGCTTTCGTGTGTGCGGAACGGCATGGAAATAGTAACAAGCTGCTTGCTGTAGTGGATAGACTCGATGAAGTCAATGAACTGCTCGCGTAACGGCTTCGCGCCAGTCTTATTGCCTGCGAAGTCGTAAGCGTTGCCGCCATTCTTGATGTTTTCGTCAATCTGCCGGTAACGGTCGCTCGCAGTGTTGACGATCCGCGCAACGCGCTGCGCCTGCGAAACGGTGCGGCCTGGCACCAATGCTTTCACCACACCAACTGTCGGCAGGCGGGATGCAGACTGGCTGCGCGGCGGAGGATTTAGAAACACGTCCGCCACATCGCCAGAAATTTTCAGCTTAATAGGCTCGTTAACCAGGTGATCCCCAATATAGCTGCCATCCTCAACAGTAGACGTTGGCGCTTGCGTGTCGTAGGCGGTCGAATCGCTTACCCGCGCGAACAGGTAAAAGCCGCCTATGCCAAGCTCTTGAACCTCTGGCGAATCAAGCGCGACGTTCTGGCCGGATACAAATTCACGAATCATCGGCCACCTCGGTTTACCTGGGCCTTGGCGGTGCGCAATTGTTCTTGCAGCGCGTCATTAACAGCGGCCCCAGCTTGGCGAGGGTCTGAGCTGCTGACGTTAATCTGCACCTGCTGTTCAATGTTGCTGCTTGTGCTGCTGGTCACGTTTCCGCCGATAGCCATAGCGTCGTTTGGAGTAAAGCCCGATGGCTGGCCTTCGTCTGATCCAAGGTATTGCAGCACCCAACCCGGCAGCATGCCCGATACGATGCCCAGCACAAAGTCACCGAACGCCCGGAAAGCCATTTTCAGGTCATCAAGCGCGCTGGTAAAGTTGCCCTTAAACACGTTAATGACCGCAGAGAACAGCCCACCAATGCCGGCAAACCAAGGGGCAAGTAAGCCCGATACGGTGTCGATCATCCACATGAACGCGTCAACGATGCCCTGCATGATTGGCACAATGTCGAAGCCTACGAACTCCATAAAGAAGTCACGAATGACCGACTGGCCACCATTAAAGGCGACAATCAGGTCGTCAACGATCAGCAGCAGCGCGAAGATACCCGCGGTAATCAGCACCACAGGCGAAAGCAGTACGCCCATAATGGCGACAAGGCCACCGGTTGCCAGTTGCCACACCCCAAACGCAGCCGCGGCAATTAGCACGATAGGTGCCATGCGCTCAATAAAACCCATTGTGGACTCTAGAGCTTCACCGAGCCACGTTAACCCGTTCTGAATCAGGTCTTTGTTGACTTCAAGAAAGCCGATAAAGCGCTCAGTCAGCTGGGTTAATGCGGGCGCAAAGCCGACCGCGACAGCGTTCTGAACGGCGGAAAGGCCAAACTTGAGAGTGGTCAGCGAGTCATTGAAGGCTGCGGCATTGTCGGCCTGCTGTTTCGTCACTACGCCCAAAGACATAGCGCGATCAGTGAGCTTTGCCACTTCGTCAGACGATAGGGATACAAGCTGAATCAATGACTGATTAATCCCCAGCTTATCCAGAACGTTTGCTTGTTCGGCGCGGCTCATGCCTTGCAGGGTGTCGGACAGACCTAGAAACACATCGTCAGCGCTGCGGACTTTGCCCTCAGCATCCAGCACAGATATGCCTAGCTGCTCGATAATTTCCTTTGCTGGCCCGCCGCCTGTTTGGACGAACTCGCCTAGGCGCTTACTCATTTCGCGGAAAGAACCAGACAGCGCCTCAGCGTTTGAGCCGTTTACGGACGCGGCATAGCCAAGAGCTTGAATCTGCTCTACTGCAACGCCCGTTTCGCGGTTTAGCTGCGCCAGCGGGTCGATGGTATCCAGTACACTAGTAGTCCATGCAAAGAAGCCACCAGCTGCAATAGACAAGCCAGACGCAGCGCCAGCCAGCAGGCCGACCGACAATTTCAGGTTTTCATTGAACTCTTTTTGCGGCGAGAGCGAGCCGATAAAACTGAACTTGCTCACCAGCTCCGAAACGACAGCCATTTATTTCTGCCTCATCTTGTACGTTTGAATGTCGGCGGTGATTTGCTCAAACTCTATGGCGTCCAGAAACTCCGTCGTATCCATTGCTTCAATCTCGGCCAGGCTTCCATACCCCGCCTTGACTAAGGAAAACATCGCCATTCGCTCAGGGTCTACATTGGTTTTGACAATGTAGTCGTCGCTGGCCTCTCGGCCTGGGATGCTAAGGCGATACCGGACGCGCGCAAAAAAGGGTACGACATTACCCCCATAAGGGCGATAACCAAATTAATGTAGTCCTCTGGGTATTCTTCCCAGTGGTCGCGCCGCTTGCTGATAAGCTCACCATCAAGCGATACAGCCGGCCACAGGACTTTTTCCACTTCGGCAAATGCAGGGCTATCAAAGAAGCCAAAATCGCCGCTATTGATTTTTTGCTGCACGCCGCTGTAGAAGGCGAACACCTTGCGCCGCTCCATGTGCTGCATTTTGTGAATCTTGTAAGCGCGCCCGTTTACCTCGGCTACACCGTCTAAGTAAATGGCCTTGATCTGAGCCAAGGCCGCTTGGCGCTGTTGGTCGTTATTCATCGGTTACAGGCTCCGTTTAGCGGTGCGGAAGCGCAACGTGTATTCCATCAGCGCGTTGCCGTCTTGGTTGTTTTTGGTGTTGGTCGGTTGAGTGGTAATGCTACCCGCCTCAAGCGTCCAGCTTTCAACGCCCGCGCTGCCATCAATGGTATAGGACTCTTTCAGCGAGCCTGCAACCACAGATGGGCCTTGTGCGTTAAGCAAACCCAGCATAAACACATCATCCGTGCTGAACTTCTGCACGCGAAACACAAGGTCGTAAACGTCCTTGTCTAAACGCTCGCTAATTGATACGCCGCCAGATGCCGAGTTGACGTGAGCCGATGCCGCGTTAGCCGGGGTAAGGGTGACGTAATCGCCTTCGGCAAAGGAAGTCATTGCCCGGTCGTTAAGGATCAGGGTTGCGCTGTCTGCGCTGATTGTAATTACGCTCATTCTGGATACCTACACATTGTAATTTATGAATTTATGCACGACTCTGGAGTACGGGAGAGCTGCACAAAAAATGATCTTTGCATTAAGTACAGCCTCCAATTCCCATCAAACATAACCAGCCTTTGCAAAAAAAGACTCAGGTCTTACAAAGGCTGGCGGCTTGGATCATAAATTGAAGTTCACAATTATGTCGACGCTGTGAATAGCCCCGGCGTTCTTCACGGCGATCTGCACGACCGGAGATTTACGCTGTTGGCGATCAACTTGCGGCTGATCTTTCAGCAGACCGCCCAGAACATAAAAGCCGAACTGTTCAATGTTGCGGTTGAATGTGTCGATGCTGCCGAAGCTGTCAGGGCTTGACCATGTGCCTGGCGCGAACACACCAGCGCGCACAAAGCCGCGCGTGGTCTTTTCGTTCTGCGCCACAAGCTGATTGACGCCGCGAGCGGTCTGCGGAATCTTGGTGCCGGTTGCTTTAAGCAGGTTGAAGTTGTCAGTCTGGATTGCGTCAATGTACGCGATCAGGTTGTAGACGTTATCCACAAAGTCGTTTGCCGGACTGGTCAGCACGACAGGCACGTCTTTAATGGTCGTGTACAGGTCAAGGCCGACGCGCTTGGCTGCGTCAATCTCGGTCTGCGTGTACGACTCAGCAGGAACGTTCAGCGTCTTTAAATTCATGGTGATGGCTGAGTTTTCAGCGTTGAAATTCACCGTGTGCGTGCGCGCCATGTACGAAGCAGCAAGCTTTCGGTTGCCCGATTTGCTGTACAGGCTGCGCAAGCTGGTTTGACTGGCAAGCTTGACCGCCCACACCGGGTTGGTCGGGTCGATAGCAAGGTAGCTTGAGCCGCTGAACACGTTATAAACGATGCTTTGGTTAGCCTGCGCCCATGCGGCTATATCATCGACCTCAGCGTCCAGCACTAAATCAATAAAGCATGAGCCTTTAAAGTTAATCAGCGCCTTGGTTGCGGTCAGCGACTCTACCTTAGTTTCAGGTGCCAGAGTGCCGGACGCTGCGCCCTGAGTCAGCACGGAGCCGGAGCCAGCAGAAAGCGCCAGAATCTCACCGATAAACGTTCCAGTGGTGTGTGCTTCAACCGCGGTCAGCGTGCTAGTTGCGCCAGTGGTCGAGCTGGTTACAGTGATGTAGCCGTTTTCATGGGCAACGGTTGCGCCAGTGATAGCGGTATCCAGCAGGGTTGCCACGCCATCCAGGGTGATGGTGCTGGTAAAGTTCAACGCCGTAGCAACTACCGGGGTTCCGTCAACGTCGATAGTGAAGCTGCCATCGGTAATGGTTTGCAGCGAGTTAAGCACGGTCGATTCAACCATCTGCGCGCTTTTCAGAGTGGCTGCGGCTGCTGGCACGTTTTCAGTAGTCGCGCGGTGCAGAGCAACAATCAGCGAGCCGCCGAAGTTGATAGCGTTGGGCTTGGTGCCGAAAACAGTATTTGCGTACTCGGTCACGGCAGAAGCGCTACCCCAGTCAGCAGCAACGGCAGCGGCATCGCGGTAAGTTCGGAAACGCTCAGCGCTGGTAATGACGCCCTGCTCGCTGGTGAATACGGTGATAAGGTTCATGTTGTTGCGGCCCGCCAACTGCCCTTCTGGTATTAACGCTACATTTACAACTTGGCTGATATCGGCCATCATTGAAGCCCTCTTATCTAGCGACATAAACATTTTCAGGATAATAACATGCACGAATCAAGCCGACCACACCTTGAGCATTATGTCTACATGCATAAGCGAAAAAGTGACGGGTCTATATTTTATGTTGGAGCCGGGAAGGGCTCTCGGTGTAGAGCCAAGTGCGGTCGAAGCAAATTCTGGCTGGCAACAGTCGCAAAGCACGGCCTGGATGTAGAGATTTTAAAGCCATGTTTATCCTTTGATGAGTCTCGCGCTTTCGAGATAGAAACCATCAAGCTTATGCGAGAGCAAGGAGTAAGGCTGTGTAATATGACAGACGGTGGCGAAGGTCTGAACGGGCTAAAGCATCGGCAGGAAACTAAGGCCAAAATATCCGCAAACAACATCGGGAAAAACACTGGCAAAAAATGGAGCGAAGAGGCGAGAGCAAAAATAATTAAAGCCAGGACTGGAAAGGTGCGTAGCCAGGAAACCAGAGACAGAATATCAGCCTCCCAAAAAGGCAGGCCAAAAAATAAGCCCCCAGTTAACAAGGGCATTCCCATGCCAGAGGCTCAGAGACTAAAGCTAGTCGGACTGCCTAAAAGCTTAGAATGCATAGAAAAAATAAGAGCCAAGGCTGTTGCAAGGTGGGCAGATATTGCGCCAGGGGATCGCCCAAAAGTAGACAACTCAGGCCTTAGCAACCCGCGCGCAGACAAGGCCGAATATCTGTTTGTGCATGACGATGGTCGATGGATAAGGTCTACGCGCGTAAGTTTTTTTGAGGAAACTGGCGTGCGGCCAAACAAGCTGTTTGGCCATTCGCCGTCTATAAGCGTTCACGGCTGGAGGCGTTATTGCTCATAGATCAAACCTCTTTCGCTGATTATGCGAAGTTGTGCGGTGTCGATACGGAGTATATCAACAACAACAGCAGGGCTGCAGTGGACTTGGCATTCTAGTTGCATTCGCTCGCCGTACTGTTGGCCGGTTAGCGATTTTAGGTCGGTTGCGCCTTGCGGGTGAAACACAGTGACGCCTAGCGCTTCCTGTAGCTCTAGCGCCGCCTGAGAGCGCGCCAGTAAGCGAAACTTGCGGCAGTTGGCATGAGCATTGAACCCGTAGAAGTCAAACGTAACAGGCCGCGATACAAGTTCGCTGTATTGCATAGACTCTGCATGGCCGTCGTATTTTTCTGAGCTGGCCAATGGAATGTCAGCAGCCAGCGAGTCAATGATGATGTAATCAGTCTCAAAGGCTGTGCGGTCAAAGTTCTGACGGCCAATCTTTACTTGGCTTTCAGGGTGCGGCAGCAGGTCACGCACAAAGCGTGCCAACTGTATCAATACTGGATCACTCATGGCGTGGCCACCAGCAACGGGAGTTTCGTTTCTTCGCCCACAGCTTCAACGTATCCGTACTGGCCGTAACCTTTACGGAATGGCACCAGCTTGAAGTCCCGACCATCCCATTCAACGTATTGGCCGATAGCCATTGGCGACGTGCTGTGAACTTGGATGTACTCAAGGCTGAAGTCGATCTGATCAACTTGCAGCTTTTCCGGGTCGGCTGGCTGAACTACTGCCAGAATGTTTGCCACCGCAACTGTGCGGGTCGGCACAAAGTCAACCGTAGTCTCTGTGACGGTCTTCAGCTTTACCGGCTGCGACCATTCGGCCAGTACTTCGGA